CAGCACCGCTAGGGTGCTGCTTCGTCATCCTCCTCAGCGACTGCCATCAGGAACTTCAGGCAGCGTGCGCAAACACTATTGGACGCAACGAGAGTGCGTCGTGGATTGACCACCACTGGCTCCTCGCTGAATCTCCAGACGCGGTTCAGTCCACCGCACACGGAGCAGTATCCGAACAGCGACTGCTCTTGCTCCTCTAAGTCGTGAGGCACGGCAGCACGCGGAGGTCATCCCATCCGAATGGGCCCACCGTGATGGTGAGCAGTCCAGCAGGTGCGACTACGCCTGCCTGCTCGGTGAACCACTGGCTGCCGCCATCGAGCGCCGGAGCCTGGAAGTGCGTGCGACTCCCTGACTGCTTTACCACCAGATGGTGATAGTGCCCCGTCAGGAGGATGTCCGCATCACCAATCGGCTGGAGCCCGAATGCCTGCTTGCCCCACCACGATTCTGCGGAGCCCTTTACCTGATGCCCGTGTGCAAGTCCTACGATGGTGCCATTCACATCAAGCGTCAGCGTCAGTTCATTCTTTGGGAATACAAAACTGATGTGGTCATAGTCTGGGTTGGCGCGAATAATCTCAGCCACCTGTTCCATCACCGCAACATCATCGTTGTCCCCGAAGGTCGTGTACGCCTTGCCGTTTTGCCGATTCTCGCCGTGGTTGCCTGGAACTGCTGCGACAATAATGCGAGGCGCAAAGGTTGACCAGCGAGTGAGCGCCTTTACCAGAATCCGGCGCAGCACCGTGGTCTGCTCTCGCCTGTCCAAGTCAGCCTGGAATGACTGCATCGCATAGTGCCCAGCGCAGGACTCAAACAAGTCCCCGAGCCCTACCACTACCATCTTGTCAAGTGGCCGCCCTAACTTGCGCAACTCGTGCCAGCGCTGCTCTACCTCAACGATGCCAGACAAGAATCGGGTGACGATACCTGCGGAGCCTCCGCCTTCACCCTTGCCCATCTGGAAGTCAGACAAGGCAACAATCATTGCCACATCGCCATCTAGCGTTGCAACCTTCTTTGGCTTGTGGCGCTTAATCTCCTCCATCAGTGCGGCATAGTCAGCGCCCAAAGGTGCACGCTTTTGCACCACCTTGCCCTTCCACTGCCGATTCAGGATGCCGCTAGGGTCACCCCACACATTGAACAGGACGGGCTCTACAACTGAAAACTGCGCCGGGTCAAGTCCCCAGACGCGCAGGATGGCATCCCAGTCTGGTGCGTTGTCGGCTGGCATCGCCGTGGAGGTGATAGTGCCCTGCTTGCCGTCCCACGACACCCCAGGCTCCCAGCCCTCGGGGTGTTCGCGCTTGGGCCTCTTAGCGCTCTCAATCTCTTGCTGAACTGCGAGAATCTCGCGCAACTCTTTGTTCATCGTGAGCACCCGCAGTCACCGCGTCGGTGTCGGTTCACATTGAACTGGCGCCAATCGATGCCTTTGCCCGAGAGCCAAACTTCAACCGCCTTGCCCGTGATGTCCCTGCGCTCCAACGCAGCGTCCAGCGCGGACTTATCCGAGGCGCTCAGCCCCAGGAGTTGATACCTGCAAGGTGGCCCCTTGCGCGCCTTTGCTTCCATCTCTCCTCCTCTGCACGGGCTGACTACTGCCCGCTCAACTCATCGTCAGGGATGGCTCCGCGCCTGTCAAGCCCCAAGTTTGCTGCGATACACGGCAGCCTCAACCGCGTTGCCGATTGCCTCCTCATCAATCTTGATGCCACGCTTAGCGCACTCAGCCCGGACCAGGGCAATGGCGGCTGCCTTCTTGTCCTCTCCTGCCTTGCTCTTGAGCGTCTGCTCCACCGAGGCAACCGTGGCTGCGGCAATCTTTTCCAGCATCGCGTAGTGCTCCGCCGCCATCCGTGCTTTCAGGTATCCGATGACCGCGTTGGCAAGCCAGCCCAGGGCTCCGATGACTACGGGCACGAGCGCCACGATGAGCGCGTTGATGAGGTCGCTGACGAATGGGTCCACTGCTATGCCTCCTTGCGGCTGACGATAATCATTGCGGGTGGCGTGGAGAATCCAGCCTGACCCTTTGAATCACGGAGCGTCCTGACCTGCTCCGGGGTTGCGGAGCGCCCAGGCTTGCCCTCTTGCATTGTAGGGCACGCGTACTGCCAGCCTGTGCCGTCGTGCGCCAGGACAACCCAATGCCCGTATGACGCCAGCGGCTGCTTTTGCCAGTAGTCACGCTGCCACTTTGAGCGCAGAGGCTCATCGACTGAGCGCTGGCTTGCCTGGATGTTAAGGATGAGCACCGCGCCAGCCTTGACCTCGTTGCTTGCCTGACTCCAGTCATACACGATGCGCGCCTTGAGCCCGAGAATCTTGGCGGCATCGCGCACTTGGGCCGCGCTCGTGCCCTCTGCCCCGGTCGCTGTGTCACGCCTGCCTGCCTGCTCACACGCCTTGTGCGCCTGCTTCGTGGATGTATTCACGCCAAGATAGGTGGCAGCCGTGGCAACGCTTGCTGGTCCGCAGTCATCCATCGCCTTGACTCCGAGGCGCTCCGCCAGCCCTAACTGAGACCGCACGACAAGACTCACTTGCCCTGCCCCTGCATCCAGGCAAGGAGGCCACCGAGCCCGCTCACGCCCAGGAGCGCAATCACGAACTTGGCGAGGCGATACGCGCCACGGGACTCCGCCAACTCAACCTTGATGTCCGCAAGGTCGCGCTCGATGCGGTCCAGGCGCTTGAGAATCTCGTTGCTTTGGCTTGCGGTCATAGTTCAGGCTCCTGTGCTGTTTCTTCAATCATAGCCGCAGGCTCCTCAATCACCTCGCTCGTACCCTCCACGATTTCTGGCTGTGGTGCTGGCTGGAACCCGCGCTCGCTGTCATAGGTGCCGCCGATAAACACGCGCGTGTCCTCATCCTCAATCTCAATCGCCCAGATTGAGCCGTGTGCGGCATACGCCTGGTCAATGAATAGTTGCTTGGTTTGCTCATCCATTCCAGTAGCAACGATGACATTTTGCACCGTGTGGTTATCGTCAATAAACGCAATCCGCATTAGTTCACCTCACGCAATGTATACGAGGATTGCATAGCCCTGAGAGCCGTTGCCGCCTGCGCCTGCAGACATATCAAATGTTGTATTTCTGTGGCTGGTAGTTGAGGCTGAAGTGGTTTGCACTCCACCGCCACCACCGCCGCCAGATGCAGAAAGCGCAGCGGCATTACCACCTGCACCTGCAACTAAAATGACTGTGCCTGTACCAAAGTTATCACCCATCGCACCACCACCACCCGCACCACCGCCTGACGCTGCGCTGCCGCCGCTCGCAGCGTGCGCTGTATCTGGTGCCGCTGCGGTATTCAATCGCCCGCCGCCGCCGCCTGCGCCACCATTGCAGAAATAACCTGCTGGCCCAGCGGCAACGCCAGCGGAGCCAACTGCATATGCGGCAACACTGCCTGCAACTTTCGTCACCGAGGAAACACCGCCAGTTCCTCCAACGGATGGATACGCAATGCCGCTCTGATACGGCATCACGCTGTAAAGACCGGTGAGGAATGCCGCAGAGCCGCCCGCACCACCGAATGTTGGCGTGCCTGTAGTTCCGGCTGTAGTGGGCTGTCCACCAGCACCACCAGTAGTTGAAAGGATTTGCGCGCCCCATTGTGATGCGTCAAATGTGCCACCAGCGCCTGGATTGCTGGAAGTCACACCGCCGCCGCGCCCTGGGGCAGCATAGTAGGAAGTACCAAAGAAAGTAGTTCCGCCATCTGAGCCAGCGTTCCCGCCGATAGTGATGCTTGAAATAGTTTGCGCCGCGCTGCCGCGCACCGTACCAGCGGTGCCTCCACCAGACCCACCAGCACCAACGGTGATTGTGTATGAACCAGCGCCTCCAACATAGACATCACGCACATAGAGATACCCACCACCGCCACCACCTGCGCCTCCCTCTGCGCCGTTGGTGGTTGGCCCATTGCTTGCAATAGCGCGCGCGGATTGCCCACCACCGCCGCCGCCAACCAGAATCAGCGCCGTCAGATAGTCAACACCAGTTGGGCGAGTCCAAGTGCCGCTGGTGGTAAATGTTTCTGTGATGAGGAATGACTGCGCTCCGCCGCCGCCACCCTGCGAGGTCTGAAGCAGGATGGTGTCAATGTCAAACGCAATGCCGCTCGTGACATTTGCCGTTGCGGTCATCGTGAAGGTCAAGTCCACATACGCCGCCGACACGCCAACCACCGCCGTGCCAGCCGTGGTAAAGCCAGTGATGCTGCTCACCGTGCCGTTGTCAAAGACCGTGCCGATTGCCTGCGTGCTGAGTTGCGTGCCGGTGTGGTCAAAGTAGGTGGCCGTGAGGCTAAGGTTTACTTGCGTTGCGCCTGCATAAGTGCCAACCTTTGCAAGCGTAGCGATTGCCTTCTGACGCAGCGACAGGTTGTCATCAGAGATGACCGCCGAGCGTGTAGTGATGCTCAGCGTGTAGCCGCTCAACGCGGTTCCGGGATTCATCCGCAGCGAATAGGTGTTGCTCGTCGTATCAAATACCACTTGGGCCGTCATCCGTCCATCGGAGTCATCGATTGGCGCTGACCAGTAGGGCAGCAGATTCTCGTTGGAGATAGGCTCCTCAATGGTTGGCGGCAGCAGGTTAAAGGTTCCGTTGGCAACACTAAAGAGCGTCTGCGCTAGTGCGGCTGGCCCTAGTGGTGAGCCGCCAAACTCATTATCAGCGCTGACCACGGCATTCCCGGAGGAGTCAAAAACTCCTCCGCTAGTTGTTGATGCAAACGATTCATCTGCGCCAAAGCGTGGCATCTACGCACCCCTGTTCAATAGGTTTGTCAACATACTCGCTGGCTTGCGGTTGAATGTGACGGTGATGTATGAGGTGAAACTTCCTGGCTCAAGTCCCCAGTCTACTTGTTCAATGCGATAAAGGCCCAACAAGCCGAGTTCAGCACAGGTAATGTCCACCCACTGCCCTGGTTTCCATCCCTCTACGAGCGCAAAGGTTGACGCTCCGGTCTGCGCATAGCCACTATTGTAGCCATACTCATTGAATGATTGGGTGCCACGCCCGCGCACTGTGAATGAGCCGCTGAGGATAGGCTTGTGGCGCTCAAGGAAAAATGCGGTTGCCACACGCCCAATCTCCGCTTGAACATTGGCGCTGCGTGTAGGCGCTTCCACTACATCGTCAAAGCGCGGAGAGAGTGGGCGCAGCGTATAGCCTGCGTCGACATAGTTTTGCACCTTCGTGACTGATGGCTCATTTGTCACGGACGAGGTGATGACCAGCGCCTCTTTTGTTGTGTGGTAATCCCAGTCAAGTACAAGCCTGTCAGCAAAGATTGTAGCCGCTGCAATGGTCGTATTCGGATTCTGTGTGCCACTCGTGATTATCTTGTAGGGTGCGGTGGCATATGTTGGCACGCTCGTAGGGTCAGTCAGCAGGTAGTTGAGCCTCCCTGCCGTGTCGACATAGTAGCGCCTCTCCTTTGAGTCCATCCCGCTATACGCTTCAACAACTGAGTCAAGCGCAGCGCGTAGGCTGCCAGCAGGGAATGCAATACCAGCCTGATTTGGCTTTGTACTGCCAACCACCTTGGTGGTGTTTGTGGTCTTGAGAATCCTATTGAGCGCATAGTCATCGCCCTTATTTGATGAAACCACGCCAAGCATCTTATTGACGGCTGAGGTTTCACTCTCGTTGCCGTTGATGCCGATGCTCGCCTGATTTGCTCCGGATGCCGGCGTGACCGTTGCGGCACCTACGGGGTCAATGCGAATGTACGCGCCAGCAGTAGTGAAGGCTGTCCAAGTTGTGACCCTACGCGTGGCGAGTGTGACGGTGATGGACGCAGTTCCTGCGCTCTTGACTGAATCCCCGCTAAACACCACGGAGTCAATCAGCGATTCAAGCGTGCCATTGCTGCTCTTGACACCTACCACCTTGATGGTTTCTCCGCCCTTAAGTCCGTGGGCCTCGGCAAGCGTAAGCGTCACCTGATTTGCTGAACTGCTGCTTTTGCGCGCAGCGCTAGTAATGTCAATGGAACTCACGCCGCTGCTATTTGTTCCTGTTTGGCTAAAAGTAAAAGTGGTGGAGGATGGCACCGTGGCAATGGTGAAGTTGCCGTTAAACGATGTGCCGCTACCTCCAAGCACATTTGTAATAGTGAACCCCATACCAACTGCATACCCGTGTGATGAAGTAGTGCGCACAGTCGTGACATTACTTGTACGCGTAATGCCGTTGCGAGCCTCGCTGGCAATCTGCTTTGAACTTACTGGCTTGCCAAACACCACAAGCCGGTCAAGGGTTGAGTTGGCGTCAGCAAGCGTAATGCTTGCCATCGAGCCTTGCCCTGAGCCATTAAGTTGCCCGTTGATGCTTGAGATAGTGCCGAGGAACAGCACATCTGTTCCGTCAGTTGCAGGAGCAGTACCAGTATTCTTCTGAATCAGTCGCACTCTCGCCTCGTCTGGGGTGAGTAGCCACCACGGGCCAGCCGCCGGAGTGTCATCCTGCATCACAACAAAACTCATCGTTGCTCCTGCGCCATCTCCGGAGGCAGCCATTTGGATTGACGCAGGTGGCACATAAAGCGCAGAGTTGCGAGCAGTGCCGCTGTAGTTGATAAGTGGGTTCAATACATCTTGCGACAGCGCAGCAATGTAGTCCGTGTCTGACAACACTGTTGCCGTGCCTGCCGAGCCAGAAGATGTGAAGGTGAAGGTCGTGCCGCTTGGCACAGTCGCAACTGTCCAGGCGGAGTTCATTGAAGTTCCAACGCTGCCTGTGATGCCCTCTAGCGCAATCGATGCGCCTGGCACGATGCTGTGGCTAGACACGGTGGTGATAGTCACCGTGCTGCCTACCCTCACGGCACTGGTGATGGCCGGGCAATCAACCCAGAGTTGATAGGGCGCGGTTGCCATTTATGGGTACAGGCGGGAGTTGCCGCTGTTCTGCGCCTGCCGCCCCAAGTATGAATCTGTGCTTTGGGCAATCGTCTTGCCGTCAAGGTCAACGCGCAAGTTTGCGGTGAATCCTCCGCCGCCAGTATTGCGCCCCATTCCAAACACCGTGCTATCAGCCGCAACCTCTTGTGCGGCTGCACGCTTTGCCTGAGCCTCTGGCGTGCTGACTTTGTTCAGCGCGTTGACTACGGCAGTGATGTTGTCAATGAGCCACTTGAGCGCGTCAAAGAATGGCTTGGCGATTGCGAATGCCGCCTCAATCGCAAGCCCGAGTGCCTTAAACGCAAAGGCAAGCGCGCCTTCTCCATCACCCCAGAGCGCGCCGATGAGGTCACCTACGGACTTAAACACGCCGTCAACCGCGCCAACGACATCCTCAAATGCAGGCTTCAGGTCATCAAGGATTGGGCCCACAACTTTGCCGATTGACTCTGCAATACCATCCTTGCCCGCAAATGCTTCTGCTACTCCAAAGATGATGTCCCCAAGCGTATCCAGCGCAGGCGTGACCATCGGCAGAATCTCATTGGTGAAGAATCCCAGCGCCTCGTTGACGGCAGGCAGGAACTTTGCGCCGAACTCCTCAAACTTTTCGTTGAGGTCAATCTGCGCGGCGGCAAACTTTCCAGCAGTGCTATTCGCAATCTCGTCTGCCACGCCCTTGTACTTCTCATTGGCAGCAGTCAAGATGTCCTGCAACTTGGCGCCCTTCTCGACCTCGATGCCGAGGCTGGCGAGTCCTCTGGTGCTACCCTGTGCGCCCTTGCCGAGTGCCAGCATCACGGCTGCAAGTGGCTTGCCCGTAGCGGCAGAGATGTTCGCCGCTACTGCGTTTGCCTTAAGCAGGTTGTTCTGATTCTTGAAGAATCGGCTGCCTACCTCAAGCCCGTCGCGCACCTCGTCATCTGTAATGCCGAGGCGCTGCATCGCCTTAATCTGCTCATCAACCTTTGGGCCCAATGCGTCAAGGTTGAACCCTCTTGCTTTTAGTGCGGCATTGAGCCGGATGGTTGCCTTCTCATCCTCCGCTGCGCTCTTGATAGCGGCCGAATGACTTACCTACACCCTTGAGGACTTTGCTGGCGGCATCCTTTGCGACTACGGCAAAGACTGCCTGCCCATTCGATGAAACCATCAGTTGCTACCTCCGCTTGAATCGGGTGAGTTTATGCCTGAACACACTATCATTGAAATACCTCTCCACCGTGGCATAGAATGCGTCCATCATCTTCGCCTGGTTTGTAGGATTCTGCGCGGTTGTTGTCACGAATGGGCGCGCCTGCACCGTGGCTGTTCCGCCCTTCTGAACCAGCGACTTGCCCGCCGAAACATCCGCCCAACTAATGCCCTTCACAGCCTTAGCGGTGCCGAGGCGCGTGCGGTGTCCAGAGGTCACGAAGTACCTATACCACGCGCCACGCGGGTCACTCCGATTGCGCCCTGGGCGTGGGCCCACCGTCGCAGACGGGCGTGAGAATCGCCCAGCCTTTGCTCCGATTGAGCGCTGGAGCCTTCCTGACTTAACGGGCGCTGCGGACTTAAGTGGGTTCACAAGCGTGCGCACCGCGTTAAGGGATGCAACGGCAAGCAGTTTGTTGTAGGCGCGTGGGTTGGAACCCTCTAAGAATCCCAACTCAAATGCGCGCATCGAATCCTCTGGCACGAACTTCACTTCTACGGTGCCCGGACTTGATGCCACTATCTTGCTCCTTTGGGCTGAAGGTCAGCCATAAGCATAAATGTTCGTTGGAAGTCACCAGCCTCCCATTCCATCACTTCGTGTGGTGGGATGCCGAACTCCTTGCCAATAAGGTGCGCCATTATCAGCGGGTGAGGCGAGATGGAGCGACCTGCCGCCAGCCTCTGTGCGTCAAGCCTCAGCGTGGGGGGAGTGCTGCTACTGCCTCCGACCACTTGCTGATTGCATCGCTGAGCGCGTCCATCGGCGCATCAAGCACCGAGGTTGCTGGTGCGCCGCTCTCGTCAAGAAAGTTGTGCTTCACAATCAAGCGCTCAATCGCAGAGAGTGAGCGCTCTACGCTCCCGCTCTGAAGTTCAATAAAGATGCGCGCCGGAATGCCGTCTGCCTTCATCGTCGCTGTCCAGCCATCGAATGGACTGGACAGCGCGATGTCGACTGTTCGTGCTTGTACTTTTGCCTGACTCATCGTGCCTCCTCTGCTACTGGATTAACTTACGGCAACGCCGCCAAGTCGCTATTGACCACGATGCGCAATGACTTTGCGGTTGTGGCGTCATATACGAGCGTGCCCGTCACGGCCATCGTGGTCAGACCATCTTCGGCGCCAGCCATCTGCTGAACT